ACGAAGCTAATTTAAAGTTTGCGATACAAAGCAATGATGAGGCTATAACCAAAGATGGTCGTATGGCTATTACTTTTCTTGATAATTCAACTGTAAAGCTAACTGAACATTCACAGCTTTTAATAGATGAATACATCTACGATCCTGATCCAAGTAAAGCAAAGATGGCCCTTACCTTTGGTCTTGGTACAGCAAGGTTTATTACTGGCAATCTAAACCGTATAGATAAACAAAACATTACCCTTAAAACTCCCACCGCAAACATAGCTATTCGTGGTACTGATTTTACTGCGACAGTTGATGAGCTTGGCCGTAGTTTAATTATTTTATTACCTGATAAATATGGTCTATCTAGTGGCGAAATATTGGTAACTACGGGCATGGGAACTGTTACTTTAAACAAACCCTATCAAGCAACTACGGTAAGCGTGTTTGAATCAGCACCAACTAAACCAGTTATTTTAGATCTTACGCTTGATTTAATTGACAATATGTTAATCGTTACCCCGCCAAAAGAAGATGTGGTTATAGAAGAAGAAACAACGGCAAATCAGACAGATAGCGTTTTAGACTTTAACGATTTAGATATTGATTATCTTGCAGAGGATTTTTTAGAAGATGAGCTAGAGTTTACTGAACTAGATATAAATTATCTTGATGTAAATTACCTGGAAGATTTATTAAATGTACTTGATGCCCTAGCCGTAGCAGATGAAGAAGATAAATTGGCACAAGCAACTAGCACCCAAATTAGTGGTACTTTGTTAGGTAAAGATCCTGACACACAAATAACAGCTTTAATTACAGGTAATGTTGTAAGTTTAAGAAGAGAAGTAAATGAAAGTGTAAGAATAGATTTGGATGGTAGTAATGCCTATACGGTTATTTTGATACAAGATGGCATTTCAAATATAATTAAAGTCAACGGAGGCAGCGAAAGTGTTATCACTATTACTCAAAGCGATTAATGAAAAACAATGTAAAAAGATCCTTTTCTTCTTTGGTTCGGATGCCTTACCAAGATGCTATTGCTGTAATTTTGCATATTATTGATTTTCATTATGACCAGGCACTTGCAAAGAAAGATAAAAAAGAATTTCATTTAAAGCAAGCAAATAGACTGAAGGCGTGGTTGGTAGATATAAAAGAATATATTGTAGAAGCCGAAACTAAAATAAAATGAATAAACTATTATTATTATTATTAAGTTCATTGTCCTTACAGGCAGAATGGCATGATTGGACAGAAAAAGAACAAGATTTATTTAAAGATTTTATAACTTTAAATTTAATTGATATACACATAACTCATAAAACTATACAAGATTTTCCTAGTGTAGTAGAAGTCAATCCACTTTTGGGAACTGATCCATCACTAGAAAAATTAATTTTACATAAAGCAGTAACTACAGCAGGTCTTTATTATCTTTTAGATAAAGATAGTAATACAGTAAGAGAACGAGATTTAAAAATATTGAATAGTGTATATATGGGTGTTGTAATACACAATGGTTATGTAAGTTTTGATGTAAGGAAGGAGTTTTGAATAAACTATTATTACCTATACTTATAATACTAGCACTACCACTAGTATTCCAAAGCACTCCAACAGAAATATTAAAATTAAAAGTTTTTGATTATCTTGTCCCCAAACATGAGCCATCTGGTTATTTCACCATATTAAATATAACTGAAGAAGATATAACCAATGAGGGTGGTTGGCCGCTTCCAAGAAAAAGACTTGGAGAAATCCACAGCGACATAATTGCAAAAGGAGCTGTTGGAGTTGGCTGGGTTATATCTTTCCCACAACCTGATCGTACTGGCGGGGATTATTATTTTTCAGAGTCATTAAAATACGGCACATCTATATTGGCAATGTTTGAAACGCCAAATGGTAAATATCCAAAAACAACTGGAACAGTAATTCTTGGTGATGATGTTGGTGGGATGCTAACTAGCGGTGTTGTAAAAAATATAGAAATATTAACAACTCATGCCCAAGAGGGCATAGCTACCGCACCAACCGATGTAGATAACCTAGTTAGAAAAATACCATTACTACTTAGAACTCCAGATGGATATGTTCCTGCCTTTGGAACTGAGGTTTTAAAATCATTGGTTAATGCAAAAACTTATGTCATTAAAACTAATGAACTTGGGATAGAAGAAATTAGAGTTAAAGGATTACCACCAGTTAAAACAGATAGTCTTGGGCGTAAATGGATTTCTTGGGTTGATACTCCAGAAACTACATTACAAGAAATGGATGTTGCGGGTAAGTTTGTGTTTGTGGGTGTAACCGCTAATGGAGTCATGCCTCAAATTGCAACTCCAACTGGTTTATTAGAACCACATAAGATTCAAGCAGCATTATCTGAGTCAATTTTGATAGAAAACTCTCCATATATTCCAAATTGGCACTTGGCAGCCGAAATTTTGATTTTTGGAATTTTTGTGTCGCTGGTGTGGCTCACAATCAATTCTTTGAGTGTGGTTAAGGGCGCAGGTATACTTGGAATTATCTTGCTCACTACGGGCCTCTCTGGCGTTTTTAGCGTTCAAAAGGGCTTTTTAATTGATTTTTCATGGACTTTTGTATCACAAATCATAACTGCAACGATTTCTTTCTATCTTAACTACCAAAAACAATATAAATTACGACAACAAATTAAAAAACAGTTTGAACATTATTTAGATCCACGCCAGGTAAAACAATTACAAGACAATCCAAGTTTATTAAAACTCGGTGGTGAGCGTAGGTATTGCACATTTTTATTTACAGATGTCAGAGGTTTTACTGCTATGTCTGAAAAATTAGAACCAGAAGAAGTTACAGAAATTATGAACAAAGCCCTTACCATACAAGCAGATGCAGTTAAAAAGTATGGCGGTATGGTAGATAAATATATTGGTGATGCCATGATGGCTATTTTTAACGCACCGATTGACTTACCCAACCATGAAACTTTAGCTGTGTTATGTGCTGAAGAGATACAAGAAAATATTAAAAAAGCTGATTTAGGTGTTGAAATAGGTATAGGTATTAATAGTGGTGATGCTGTTATAGGCAACATGGGTAGTGATACAAGATTTGATTATACTGCTATAGGTGATGCAGTAAACCTTGCTGCTAGGCTTGAAAGTTCTACTAAGGATGTTGGAGAAGATATTGTTATAGGTTATGATACTATTCATGTAAAAAACTTTAGCGATCAGATTATACTGAGAGAGTTAGATGACATTAAAGTTAAAGGAAAAGAAAAATCTATAAACATTTATACAATTATATGACCACGAAAAGAATAACAGCAAGTCATGTTGCTGCCGACTTGGCAGTTTCAAAAAAAGAAAACGAAGAACGCTGGAAAACAGCCTTTAACGAATTTGCAGATATAAAAGAAGAAATAGCAGCAATTAATAACACTATTAAAATGGCAACATTTGGAGTGTTTGGCTTTATTGGCGCTTTATCTATTGCAATAGTAACGGTGATATTATGAAAGGTATTTTAAAAAATATAGTAGGTGCTGTTGCACCAACATTAGGCACAGCAATTAGTGGGCCTTTAGGTGGAATGGCTATGGGTAAGATAGCAGAAGTGCTAGGCGTATCTAACGATCAAAAATCCATACAACAAGCAATCCAAAACGCAACTCCAGAACAAATGCTTGAACTTAAAAAGGCTGAACAAGAGTTTGAGGTTCAAATGAAAGAACTTGATGTTGATGTTTTTAAATTAGAAACACAAGACAAACAAAATGCTAGAGGTATGTTTAGCAAAGATTGGACTGCTAGAATTATTGGTATTGCTACCATAGGCGGTTTTCTTGGTTATATATTTTTAGTAACATTACAACCACCAGAGCAAAACAGCGAAGCATTAATTAATTTGGTGCTTGGTTATTTAGGAGGATTAGCAAGTGCGATTATTTCATTCTATTTTGGAGCATCTAACTCCAGCGACAAAAAGGAGTAACATGAAAATATCAAAAGAGGGTTTATCCCTAATTAAAAAGTTTGAGGGTTGCGAGCTAGAGGCATATAAATGTGCGGCAGGAGTTTGGACAATAGGCTATGGATCTACCAAAGGTGTAAAAGAGGGTGATGCTATTACCCAAGAAGAAGCTGATGAATTGTTATTGCACGAAATGGAAGAATATGAGGGTTATATAAATGACTTGGTTGAAACCGATTTAAAACAAAACGAATTTGATGCTATGGTTTCATGGGTATTTAATCTTGGGCCAGCTAACTTAAAAAGTTCAACTTTATTAAAAGTTTTAAATACCTCACACCCAGACTGGAATGATATACCAGCACAAATAAAAAGATGGAATAAAGCTGGCGGAAAGGTTTTACAAGGGTTGGTAAGAAGAAGAGAGGCTGAGGCTTTATTATTTGAAGGTAAAGAATGGCATGAGGTTTAAATCTTTGCTAAACTACAACAAACTAGGAAAATATTATGGATATTAACTTTGATCCTGAAGAATATATAGCAGCTTTAGGGCCTGGAGATGTTAGTGATCTTATCGGGAATAATTCTAATATTGCAGATTATGTTGCTAACAACAATAGAACAGGTGGTTACTCTTATGGTACAAACAACAACAGTATGACAATGACAGATCCAACTTATACAAGTGGTTTAAACTATGCACAATCCATAGCTGGTGGACAGAATGTACCCAACATGATTGCACCAGGTATGAGCTATTCAGCTGCTATGCCACAAGGTTATACGCAAGCAGACTTAAATGTTCCAGTTGTTCCAACAGTTTCAGCAATTCCAGATGATCCATCATTTTTACCAGGTGGCTCTGCTGTAAACCCACCAGACTATTCACAACTTCCAGATAATGTTATTGGTGGTGGTAGAGGAGATAATATAAGTATTTTAGATGGTTTAAGAGATGATTTAAGATTTCCCCCACCACAAGATATTCTAGGAAAATATAGACCGCTAGATCTTTCAGGTATTCAAAGCATTTTAGATTCATTTAAGACTATTACAAAACCAACAAATAAAGAAAAAATTAGTGTTCCAGATGTTCCAGATGTTCCAGTTGTTCCAGTTGTTCCACCCCTAGAAGATATTGGTTTTGTGCCAGGTATAAGGCGTTCAGAAGATTTCTTTATAGAAGAAGAAATGATGCCACCAATACCACCAATACCACCAATGGAAGATATTAATATTCTTGAAATTCCAGACATACCACCAATGATGCCACCAATGATTCCAAATGGATCAACATTTAGTATTGAGCAGCCACGATATAGTTTATTAAAGTAATGGCATCACAAGAAGAGATTTTACATTCAAACGAAGCAGAGTTAATTCTAAACTCTGAAACATTTAAAAACGCAATACAAATACTTAAAGATGAGTACACAAATCTATGGTTATCTTCAGAAGGAGATGATATAGATACTAGAGAAAATTTACACAAAGCTATAAAGCTGTTGCCCGAAGTTGAAAAACATCTACGGATTATTGTAGAAAAGGGTAAGATTACAAAATCACAATTAGGCAGATTACATAAGGTTGTGTAAACTAGAAGTAATATAGTAAAATATTACTTTACATTTTAAGGAATGAATAATGACCAATAACGCAAAGCCGACTGGTTTACAAACAGACATACAAGAGGCTGAACAGTCTTTTGAAAGTTTTTTGACTCCAGAGGAACAACCAGAAAACGAAACAGAACAAGCATCAGAAGATGTAGTCAACGAAGAGGAAGTCCAGGAAGAAATCATTGAAGATGAATCCGTTGAAGATAACCAAGTCGAAGATGAAGTTGAAGAAGATGAAGAAGAACTCCAAGAAGATCAAGTCGAAGAAGAGGAGTCCGAGCAACCACAGCTATATACAATTAAAGTAGATGGCGAAGATACACAGGTTACGCTTGAAGAACTCCAAAACGGGTACAGTCGCCAAAGAGATTATACGAGAAAAACTCAGGAGTTAGCCGAACAGCGAAAAGCTATAGAGGCTCAACAACAAGAGATTTCTCAAAAAGATGCAATTTATTCACAGTTGTTACCTAGAATGGAAGCGACTTTGAAGGGCGAGTTAGAAAACGAGCCAGATTGGAACGCACTTTACGAAGCAGATCCTATTGCTTATGTCCGTGAAAAGGATGTTTGGAATGAGAAAAAGCAAAAGTTGCAGGCCGTACAGGCTGAAGCACAAAGGGTTCAACAAGAATCCCAAGTGGAACAGCAAAAGAAACTTCAACAATTTGTTGAATACGGCAATCAACAGCTGCTTGACCAAATTCCAGAATGGCAAGACAACGAAGTGGCATCAAAAGAAAAGATGGCAATTCGGGATTACGGTGTTAGTGTTCTTGGGTACACACCACAAGAAATGGACAGCGTTTATGACTACCGAGTTTTACTTGGTTTAAGAAACGCATGGTTACAACACAAAACACAACAAGCGACCAAAGTGAAACCAACTGAAAAAAAAGCGGCAGCTCGTACCGCAAGACCTGGCACTTCAAATGTTCCAAAATCTACAACTCCTGTGAAAAGAGCAAAACAAAGATTAGCTAAAACTGGCAAAGTGCAAGATGCAGCTAAACTTTTTGAACAAATAATATAAACTTTTTTTTATAGGAAAATAAATCATGGCAAAAGTCACAAATGCATTTGATACATATACCGCGACTGCTGATAGAGAACAACTTAGTGATGTTATTTATAACATTTCTCCACAGCAAACTCCGTTTATGTCATCAATCGGAAAAAACTCAATCAAGAATGTAGTTTTTGATTGGCAAACAGAAACATTACCAACTCCAAGCGGAACTGGTCAGTTAGAAGGTTTTGAACTTTCAAGATCTGCATCAACTGCTACTACAAGAGTTAGTAATGTAGCAATGATCTCATCAAGAGATGCAACAGTAACTGGCTCTCAACAAGCTAGTGATCCAGCAGGTAAAAAGTCAGAAATGGCTCATCAACTTGCTATTATGTCTAAAGCGCTAAAAAGAGATATGGAAACAGCTCTCTGTCAAAATGGTGCTAAGACAACTGGTAACGCAACAACAGCTAGAAAAACTGGTGGTTTTGAATCTTGGATAAAATCCAATTATAGCAAAGCCGCAGCAGGCGCTCCTACTGGTGGCGGTACAGCTCCAACAGATGGAACTCAAAGAGCTTTAACTGAAACTCTACTCAAAGATGTATTGGAACTCTGCTTCACAAATGGTGGCGAGCCTTCAATGGCAATTTGCGGCCCTGTAAACAAGCAGAAAATATCTGCTTTCACAGGTAGAAGTTCAGCTAGACAAATTATTGATGCAAACACAGTAGAGGCTTCTGTTTCTATTTACGCATCAGATTTTGGTGAGCTTAAAATAGTACCTTCTAACTTTAGTAGAGAAAGAACACTATTATTAGTGGATCCTGACTTTGCAAAAGTATCTTACCTAAGAGATTTCAAAACAGTTGACATCTCAACAATAGGTGATGCTCAAACTAAAATGTTAGTAGTTGAATACGGTTTAGAGGTGAGCAACGAAGCTGCTCATGGACTCGTAGCTGATTTAACAACAACATAAGTTAGATTATCTTGGGGTGGGTTTAACTCACCCCTTTTTAAATGACAACAAAAAGAACAATCACCGATCATAAAACTGGTTACAAATCAGAATTTGTAACTGAAGATAACAAGTTTGTTTATCACACCACCCAGAATGTCGCTCCTGTTATTGACCATGTTAAGAAACTAAGGGACAATACATTAAAGCCTGGAAAAGATATGCGACATATAGCTGAAGTACCGATGGTAATTTGGCAAAAAGCATTAAGAGAAGGTTGGTCTACAGATTCAGCAAAATGGAAAAAGTGGCTCAACAATCCAGACAATAAAGTATTTAGAACCTGGCAGGGCAAAGTATGACATATTCAGAATTAAAGACAGCAATAGCAAATTATCTAAATAGATCAGATTTAACATCTGATATTGATACATTTATAGACAACACAGAAGCAGAACTTAACAGAAGGTTAAGAACTAAAGACATGATTAAAAGAGCAACTGCTACTGCTGACTCACAATATTTAACAGTTCCAACAGATTGGTTAGAGGCAATTAATGTAGAAATTACAGCAAACAACTTCAGTCCTTTATTCCAACAATCTATAGAATCAATGGATGTCTATAGAAAAGCAAATGATAATTCATCTGGTCAACCTATTTATTATGCAATGGTAGATGACTCAATAGAATTAGCACCAACTCCTGACAGTTCTTATACCCTACAGCTTACTTACTATGCTAAAATATCTGCATTGAGTGATTCAAATACAAGTAACTTTGTATCTGCATCACACCCAGATGTATATTTGTATGGTGCATTAAAGCACGCTTCTATTTATTTAATGGAAGATGAAAGAATACCAATGTTTACTCAACAATTTGAAAAGGCATTGGAAGAAATGCGATTAGAACAAGAAAAATCTGCATTTGGTAAGGGATCTCTCATGATGAGAAGAAGAACCTACGGAAAAAGGCAAAAAAGAAATTATTACTACGGTAATTAAATAAGGAGAAAAAAATGGCTGGATTTACAGATTATTTAGAAAACAAAGTATTAATTCATGTGTTTGGTGGTACTGCTTATACTGCACCATCAACTTTATATGTTGGATTATTTACAGCAGCACCATCTGATACAGGTGGCGGTACTGAATGTTCTGGTGGCTCTTATGCTCGTAAGAGTCCCTTCTCTTTTTCTCC